AGACTATACATCACCTTTCAACGATGCTTGGTATTACTCATTATTTGATAATATTGGTGGTGGTTCATATTCAGGATTCTCATTCTTTACATATGTTGAAGATTTAGAAATGATTGTACCTGTTACAACAACATCTACAACATTGACACCAACCCCAACACCATCAGCGTCTCCGGTAAATCCTTGTATCACACCAACACCATTTGTTTCTCCAACTCCAACACCAACTCCGGTTAATGTTGATTGTTTTTCTGGAACAGTTAGAGTTAAAGTGTATTACTACAGTGGAACACCATTTAATGATTATGACGATTTAGTTGTTGGAACATTAAGATCAAGAGGTATTGCAACTTATTCAGATGGAAATAACCCTGTTTATGAAGTATCTAACATTTCAAATGTTAATTTAAATATGACTGGTCAATATGTTGGTGTTCTTAAAAACCCATATTTACCATTCGCTATTAATGTAACAAATGATTCTGGAACAAACTTTATATTTGAGACTTCATTTGCACAATCTGATTCACAATATGTTGCAAAAGTATTTGGTGGAACTAACTTTGGTAAACCAAGACAATCTACACCATTATTCTTAGAAGAAAGATATCAAGCTCTTTTAAATTATGGTTGGAGAAAAGGTTTCATCAGAGGTTTAAGTTCTGACTTAATTAGTTTAGATTCGGCACAAAGTGAAAGTCCACAATCTATTGGGTGGTATTTGGACAAATATCAATCTCCAAGTTCACCATGGGTTGTTTCAGAATTAAGAGGAACAAAAACATTTAACCTTTTCAAATTCTATACAATTTCTGATGGTAACAATGCAAACTCTGAAGTAAAAATCTCATTTATTAATTTGTCTTTTGCAAATAGAACATTTGATATATTAGTTAGAGATTATTACGATGTTGATTCAAACCCAGTTGTAATTGAGAAATTTACAAACTGTTCTATGGACCCATCACAAAACAACTTTGTTGCTAAAAAGATCGGAACATTAGATGGTGAATATGAGTTAAACTCAAAATACATAATGGTTGAGATAAATGAGGATGCACCAGTTGATTCAATTCCTTGTGGATTTGAGGGTTATACTTTCAGAGAATACGCTGGAGCTAGATCACCATTCCCAATTTATAAAACTAAATATGATTTCCCAGGTGAAGTAGTTTATAACCCACCATTTGGTTTATCTTCAGGTGGCGATGACGCTATAGTGTCTTCAGGTGATAATATCAGAAGAACTTACCTTGGTTTCTCAAATAGTATTGGTTTTGATACAAGTTTCTTTGAATATAAAGGAAAAAGAAATCCATTAACAACTTGTGATTTAGAAGGTGGTGAATGGGCTTACAGAACAAGAGGATTCCATATGGACCAATTCGCTAGTGGTATTACAATTTCTAGTGGATTTGCAACAAGTGGAACACCAAAATATTATGTAGGCGCGGCATCTTTCTCTTCTGAACCAACAGATATTAATAGTCCATATTATAGATTATTCTCAAGAAAATTCACTTTACTTGTTAATGGCGGATTTGATGGATGGGATATCTATAGAGAATACAGAACAAATGGTGATAGATTTGTTTTAGGTCGTCAAGGATTCCTTAATGGTGCTTGTGTATCAGATAGATATCCAAACGCTAAAGGATGGGGAGCATTCAAACAAATCACAATCGGTGATGGAACTGTTGATTATGCAAACACTGACTACTACGCATACTTGTTAGGTATTAAAACGTTTGCAAATCCAGAAGCTGTTAACATCAATGTATTTGTATCTCCAGGAATTGATTATGTAAATAACAGTGACTTAGTTGAATCAACGATTGATATGATTGAAAATGAAAGAGCTGATTCATTGTATATTGCAACAACTCCTGACTACAATATGTTTGTAGCGTCAACAACTGAAGGTGATAATTTAATTTACCCTCAAGAAGCTGTTGATAATTTAGAAACAACAGGAATTGATTCTAACTACACAGCAACTTACTACCCTTGGGTATTAACAAGAGATAGTGTAAACAATACACAAATCTATATTCCAGCAACGGCTGAAGTTACAAGAAACTTAGCACTTACTGATAATATAGCATTCCCTTGGTTTGCAGCAGCAGGATATACTCGTGGTATTGTAAATTCAATTAAAGCTCGTAAGAAGTTAACACAAGAAGACAGAGACGTACTTTATGTTGGTAGATTAAACCCAATTGCTACGTTTGCAGATGTAGGTACCGTAATCTGGGGTAACAAAACTCTACAAGTAAGAGAATCTGCTCTTGATAGAATCAATGTAAGAAGATTATTACTACAAGCTCGTAAATTAATATCTGCAGTTTCAGTAAGGTTGTTATTTGACCAAAACGATGAACAAGTAAGACAAGATTTCTTGAATGCGGTTAACCCAATCTTAGATGCAATCAGAAGAGATAGAGGTTTATATGACTTTAGAGTTACTGTATCAAGTGACACTGAAGATTTAGATAGAAATCAACTAGTTGGTAAAATCTATATCAAACCAACAAGATCTCTTGAATTTATTGACATTACATTCTTTATTACTCCAACTGGAGCTTCTTTTGAAGATGTATGATAAATTTAAAAAAATAGGAAAATGGGGGTCAGTGATCCCCATTTTTTATTTAACGTAATATTTATTAATATGAATTACAAAAAAATAGTTAGAAGATTAATTAATGAAATTATAGATGACCAAAATTCACCTGTAATGAAATACTATGCTTTTGATTGGGATGATAATCTTATGTTTATGCCAACAAAAATTTATTTAAAAGACAATAAAGGTAGAAGTGTCGGAATGTCAACTGAAGATTTTGCTGAACATAGAACAGACATTGGAAAAAAAGATTTCAAATACGAAGGTCATACAATTGTTGGTTTTGATGAAGAACCTTTTAGGGATTTTAGAGTTACCGGTGATAGGAAATTTTTAGAAGACTCAATGAAAGCACCAATAGGACCGGCCTGGGATGATTTTGTGGAAGCGATTAATAAAGGGTCAATTTTTGCAATCGTTACAGCAAGAGGACATACACCTTCAATATTAAAAGAAGCTGTATACAGATTAATTAAAAGTAACAAATATGGATTAAGCTCAACTGAACTGGTTAAAAATTTAAAAAAATATAGAAATCTTGCAGATGAAGACGATATGTCAAATGACGAACTTATTAAAAGTTATTTAGACATGTGTAGATTTCATCCAGTTTCGTTCGGAGAAGGATCGGCAACAAATCCTGAACAAGGAAAAATTGATGCAATGGAGGAGTTTATAAGATATGTTAAAAGAATGTCACACCAACTACAGAAAAAAGCATTTATGAAAAATAAAATAGGAAATTATTTTACACCTTTTATTGGATTTTCAGATGATGATGTAAGAAATATAGAAAGTATGAAAAAACATTTTGATAAAAAAGATGATAATATATTAAAAACTTATTTAACAGCAGGAGGTAAAAAAAGATTATATTAATTTAATATATTAAGTTATTATATAATAGAAGAATATTTGATAAAAAACGAAAGTAAAGAGAAAATTTTTTATCCAACCTATATTTATAATAAAACAAAATAAAATAAAAATTTAAAAAAAATAAAATTATGGCTGATTTGTTAATGAAAATGCCTATTCCTTACGAGCCAAAACGTAACAATAGATGGATTTTAAGATTTCCTTCATCATTGGGAATCAATGAGTGGTACGTTGAAAGTACGTCAAGACCTAAATTATCAATAAATTCAGTTAAGATTCCTTTCTTAAATACCGAAACTTATGTTGCTGGTAACTTTACTTGGGGTGAACTTGCCGTGACTTTTAGAGATCCAATCGGTCCTTCAGCAACTCAAGCTGTTATGGAGTGGATTAGAACTTGTGCTGAGTCCGTTACAGGACGTATGGGTTATGCTGCTGGTTACAAGAAAAATGTTGATCTTGAAATGTTAGACCCAACCGGAGTTGTTGTTGAGAAATGGATTTTAGAGGGAGCTTGGTTAAAAGGTTACGATGGTGGGTCACTAAAATATGGTGGTGATGAGATTGCAACAATTACTTCAACAATTGTAATGGATAGATGTATATTAGTGTATTAGTTTTTTACTAAAAGATACCTATCCAAAACAAACTTTGTTATATTCCCATATATTTATATGTATGGGAATTTTTATTTGTAATATATGTGATAATGAATTTAATACGATAAATAGTATTAGAGCACACTCAATTCAAAAACATAATATATCGGCTGAAGATGTTTATATTAAACATGTATTAAATAATATAATACCTAAATGTGAATGTGGTTGTGGTAAAAAACCACCATTTATAACAGTAACAAAAGGATTTTCAAGATTTATACAATCACACCATAATAGAGTTAAAGGTAATAATAATTTTCATAAAAACCCAGACACTCATAAGAAAGCGATTGAGACACAAAAGAAAAATTGGAAAGAAGGAAAATATAAAGGGTGGTGGGAAAACAAAACACCAGAAACTATTGTAAAAATTGAAAATATTAAAATTAAAATTAAAAACAATAAAGAAAGATCTAAAAAAATTTCTGAAAAATTAAAAGGTGTTCCAAAAACAGAAGAAAGTAAAAGAAAACTATCTGAAACTCAGAAAAAAAGATATATTGATAATCCAAAATTAAGGGTTAACCAATCTAAAATAAAATTAGAATGGATGAGGAAAAATTCAAAAGTCAAAACATCAAAACTTGAAATAATATTTACAAATATTTTAGAAAACATTGGTTTAAAAAAAGATATTGATTTTATACATAATCATTTAATAACAGAAATTAAAACATTTTTTGATTTTTATATTCCACAAAAACAAATAATAATTGAAGTTGATGGTGATTTTTATCATTGTAATCCAGAAACAAAATACAAGATACCAAAATATGAAATACAAAAAAAGAATAAAATAAATGATAAACGTAAAAATACTTGGTGTCAAAACCACAACATAACTATTTTAAGATATTGGGAAAAAGATATTAATGAAAGACCAGAGTGGGTTATTTCAGATTTGAAATCAAAATTAAGTTTACAAAAAAAATAAATAAAATATCATTATAATAAAAATAAAATTATGGATCAAGATTTAATAAATTACGGACAACAAAATTTCACATTACCACACGATATAGTTCCTTTACCGTCTGGTGGTATTTTCTATAAGTCAAAAAAGAAATCAATTAAAGTTGGTTACTTAACAGCAAGTGATGAAAATATATTAGCCAACATGGATGGAAGAAAGTCAATTAATGAAGCGATTGTTATTCCACTTCTAAGAAGTAAAATTTATGAACCGGATATTAGACCTGAAGAACTTTTGGAAGGTGATGTTGAGGCAATTCTATTATTTTTAAGAAACACATCTTTTGGTCCCGAATATAATGTGGTGACAACAGATCCAAAAACAAAACAATCATTTGAAACCTCAATAATGTTGGACGAGTTAAATATTAATAAATCAAAAGTTGAACCAAATGAAGATGGATTCTATTCTGTAAAACTTCCAATGTCAGGTTCAAATGTTAAGTTAAGAATTTTAAGTTTAATGGATACGATTGCAATAGACAATATTGTTGACAAATACCCAAAAGGTTATGCAGCACCAATTGTAACAACAAGATTAAGTAAAATGATTGTTGAGGTTGATGGTAATACCGATCAAGGAGAAATTGCATTGTTTTGTCAGAACATGCCAATAGGGGATTCAAAATTCATAAGAAAATTTATGAAAGAAAACGAACCAAGACTTGACTTAAATCGTTCAGTTATAGCCCCGTCTGGAGAAAAGGTAGATGTTACAATCGCCTTTGGGGTGGAATTTTTTCGGCCTTTCTTCTAATTATATTCCTTTTTTAAACGAAGAATTTTTTTATTTAGCTAAATACCTCCGTATGCAGTACAGTGAGTTTTTACGTATTCCAACATATGTAAGAAAATATTTAATTAATAAACTCATAGAGGATTTAACCCAAAATAAAATCCAACCCTAAATATTTATCTTAAAAACAAAAATGGGTATTACTGATGCAATAATATTAGGTTTAGCAAAAAAAATTATTGGAAAAACTGTAACTTCAATAAAAGACTTATCGCCAGAACAAAGAAAAGCAATTGAAGAAGCTTACAATAAAGGTGTTATTGATGGAAGTAAAAATAATGGTAATGATGAAGATTACAAAAAACCAGTTAATACCACAACAACCGGTGCTGGTTTTACTGGTGCAGGACCATTTGTTGATTTAATAGAAGCAAAAAAAAAGTTAGAATCAGCTTTTAATCCAGAAACAATTAGTGGTGCTGTAGATGAATTAATTAAAGGAGCCCAAGGACTTGGAAATAGTATGGGTATCGGACGAGCAAGAGCTGAAGAGTTCAGATCTATGATTGCCGATACAGTTCCTGAAATGCAAAAATTAGGGTTTGACCAAAATAAAACACTAGAAATAATGCAGGACATTCCAAAAACATTGGGTGTCAATACTACATTAACAAAAGAAACAATAGTTGAAATTGGGTCAGCATCAAAATTTTCTGGACAAGAAGCCGGAGTTTTAGCTAATAACTTTAAAGGTGTCGGGATTAATTTGGCCGACGTTGGAGATGAAATGGCAAAAGCCGCAAATTACGCAAAAAGTGTTGGTGTTAATGTAAAAGCTGTCACTAATGAATTAGTAACAAATCTTAAAAATTTAAATCTTTTTAATTTTGAAGGAGGTGTTCAAGGATTAACAAAAATGGTTGCACAATCTAAAATGTTAGGGATTAACATGGATGCCGTATTTAGAAAAGCTGATGACCTTTTGAATCCTGAAAGTGCGATAGAATTTTCATCGGCATTACAAAGATTAGGTGTTCAATCAAGTGCATTACTTGATCCACTATCAGCTATGGACATGGCACTTAATGACCCGGCGGCATTACAAAATGAAATGGTTAAAGTTTCTCAACAATTTACAAGATTAAAAGCTGATGGTTCAGGTTTTGAAATTTTACCTGGAGCAAAATTACAATTAAGAGAAGTTGCGAAATCAATGGGAATGACAGCAGATGAATTAGCAAATATGTCAATAAAGAGTGCTGATTTAGATATGAAGATGAGTCAGATCAGATTTCCAGGTTTTGCAGCATCTGAAGAAGATAAAATGTTAATTGCTAATATGGCTCAAATGAAAGACGGCAGAGCTATGGTAACAATTGCAAATGAAGGTGGTGGAACAGACGAGGTTGCTGTTGAAGATTTAACCGCCGAACAATTAGAAAAATTAAAAGAAGAACAAGCAGATCAAAATAAGACAGCCGAAGAAATTGCCAGAGAACAATTAACAGTATTAGAAGAAATTGCCGCACAAATTGGAGGAACCGCAACAGCTGCAACTATGGGTGCCGCTTCAGCCGGTGCTGTACAAAGAATGACAAACACTGTAAATGAAATGAGACGATCTGTTAGTAGTGTAGTTTCAGAAAAAATTACAACCGAAAAAGTAAGAAAAGCCGTAGGTGGTCCTTTAGGTGACGTTGAAAAAGGAGCTGTAAATGCTCTAGCCCAAGGCGATGTAATGGCACTTATAAGAAGTTTAGGTGATGCCGGAGATAAAATAATAGGTACTGCTAATGATTTAGGTTCAGGACTTGTTGATGGTACAAAACAAATTGTACAAAAAATGAGTGCCGCTGTCCTTGAACAATATAAAGATGTTGGTGGTGTAAAACCAGGACAAAGTGATATTGAAAAAACTTTATTGGGATATTTAGATGAGTTACAAAACAAAACAACAACAAAAGAAACTGAAACGAGTAAAACAAATAGTTTTAATGTTAATCAAAATATTGATGTTAAAGGTACTTCAGATCAGATAACAAGAGAAAATGTATTCAAATGGAATGATGAATGGTGGTCTGAAGTTACAAAAGATCCATCAAAAATGAATAAAGCTATTGAAGGTATTGATAAATCAATGTCAGGAAGTGGCATGGCAAAATAAACTTAAAAGTATTTATCAAATAAAAAAAAATGTCAGAGAGTACTTTATCTTTTTCTTCATCGTCAAACTTTAGAAATCAGTTAATAGCAAGAAACTTGTCACCATATACTGTACCTGGAGTTTTTTCACCTGGCGGTGGAAATACAAACTATGAAACAAATCTGACCGTTACAAGTGTTGTAGATTCTCCAGATACATTAATTTCAACAAACAATCTAGCAAATTCTTTATATCCATTAAACGAATATGGACCTGAAGGTGGTTTCCAAGGAAAATACACACTTCCTGGTGCTCCATATCCGGTTGAGTCAAACAAAGGACCTTATGGTCCAAATGACACCCAAATGGATTTAATTAATGAATTTTTTATTGATGCTGCATATATTCAAAATGTATACGGACCTGAAGGTGGTTATAGTGATTTAGTTGAAATTACAGATGTTGTTGGAAGTCCTAAATTATATCAACCATATTGGGATCCATCATCATTTGTTGCATCTTCATATTCACCTTACGATTTAATTTTTAATCAAAACCCAACTGGATCAAATGGTCCTTTATCACAAGATACATACTTAGCAAGAATTGGAGCAAGTAGACTTAAAAGTTTATTTGAAGAAAGAATTGCTGCCGAGATAACACAAAACACAATAGGTCGTGTTAACCTAGATTCATTAACAGATCCAGCATCTGCAGCACTTGTTGCAGCTGGAAAAGAACCTTTTGTTGAAAAAAATTGGAAAATTACAGAACCTGAAAACCCATTAGGCGCCGCTGTTAGTTTAGCAAATAGATTAACCGGAACATATTTCCCAACATCATTAATTCCCGGTGATTATTTCAATGATGTAAACATACAAGCACCAAAATTAGAAAGTGCGTTAAATGTTATTAACCCACTTACTGGCGGATTGTTAGGTCCAGTTTTAGATAATTTTAGAAATCCATCAGAAACCTTTGTACAAAATACGGGTAATGGTCAAAGATCAATTTTATTTTCATCTTTAGATTATAACAAATATAGACCAAAATATACTAGAGGACCAATTCAAAGTATTACAACAGGATTAGATAGAATTTTAGATCCTGACAAACCAAATACCGGTGGTTACTATGTTGGTAGTCCAGAAGCTGAACCTTCTAAAATTGATTCACCTGCAAACCAATTACCAGTTGGACCAGGAGGAAAACAAATTAATACTATTGTTTACGGACCACAAGAGTTAGGAATATTATATGAAGGTAACCAAAATAAAATTCAAAATGGTTTAGCTGGCAAAGCACTTACTGATGGTGGTGGTATCGCCGGACAGTTTGTTTGGACATCCCCAAAGTACAAATCAAATGCTGGATTTAAAGTAGGTGTTGGGGGTGCTGTAAAATCATTAGATAAAGAATATAATGTAATTAAACCTGATTATGAAAAATATCAATCAACGGATATTAAATTTAAAGA